AGAATTTCCTAATGCTTAAAAATTGACTGATATGGAAGACTATATTTCAGACTGGTTCATTCCGATGGATTTCGGTAATGACCTTCCGGACGAAGAACCTAACGGTGAGGATAATTTTAATTTTGATTAAGTAATGGTCAGTCAGTATGGTGGAACAATGAGATACACTAAAGTGAAGCTCTTATAGATAGGTTGGCAAGTCAATATGTTACGGTTAGCTGTAAAAAGAAATTCAAACCACTGAGCTAATAACAGATAATGCTGAATGTCACCGCAACGTGAAAAAGCAAAACTACTTGGTGAAAGTCCAAGAAAAACTCCTATCATGCAGGTGCAAGTCCTGCTGCTGACACATAAATGTGAGCCACACATCAATGGCATGGGTTAATAAATAATGGTTGTGCCCCGGAGAATGCGCTTCGGGGCTTTTAATTGGAATGAAACAAATAAGCAAAAAACAAAGTACAATAAACCGTGAACTTGCAAGGATAAAAAGGGATCTACCGCAGTATTGCTGTATCTGCCACAAATATACATCCACACCACAGTTGATGCACCTGTTACCTAGATCACTTTATCCTGAATACATTACGGAAGAATGGAACTTGCGAATTGGCTGCCCTGAATGCCATAGCAGGTATGACAATGACCGTAATTTCCGTAAACAGCAAAAGGAAATAGTAGAAACAATCCGTCAACACGATGATCTGGCGGCAAATAGATATTTTGGATTATGATATACGATAAACAAGAAATAAGTTCTGAACTACAGATGAAAATAGTCGAATCTTATAAACGACTATCAAATGTTTGGAAAGTTGGAGATGAGCTTGGCATTAAAGGACAATATGTTCATAAACTCTTAACGAAGTTGGGAGTAGTACATAAAATGAACTATTTTACTGACAATGATAAACAAATTCTTTGTGAATTATACCCGAAATATCGTCAAGAAAGAAAACTTGATAAATTAGCCTCAATTATGGGTAGAACAAAACAGTTTATTTGTAGGCAAGCAAAATATCTGGGTTTAACAGACAGAGCAAATATTCCGAAGTTGAGTGAAGAAGAAAGGGCAAGAATATCTGAAATACGCAAAACTTATTATTTATCACATGAACATCCGAGAGGTTATTTGGGTCATAAACACGACAAGAATGCAAGAAATAAAATATCAGAATCATCTAAAAGAACATGGCTCGACCCTAATAGCAAGTTTAATTCTGAATCATTCAGACAAAATGTTTCTGACAGGATGTTTAAGTATAGAACAAATGGAGTGATTAAGAGCAAGTCTAATCGCAAAGAGGTTTCTACGGTTATTGATGGGACTAAATATGTTTTTAAGTCAAGTTGGGAATATGAAGTTGCTATTAGACTTCAAAAATTGAAAGCAAATGGGGATATTATATCGTGGGAATATGAATCTGATAGATTTATTTTCAATGATATAAAGAAAGGAATTAGGAGTTATTGCCCGGATTTCAAAGTTACAACACCTAATTGCGTGTTTTATATTGAAGTAAAAGGATGGAAATCAGAAGTAGGTATGAAGAGGTTATCTATGTTTAAAGAACGCTATCCAAATATAAAATTATATCTAATAGACGAAACTGAATATAAAAATGTTATATCAAAAACAGATTATTTACGGATCTATACCGAGCAAATCAAACTCATATAAGATTGTTACCCTATGCGGACACGGCTCGCTTGCAAAGCAAAAGGTGCTGAAAGACTATGAGAAAGACTTCTACAAGCAATGTTCGCTGAGAGACAAACAGATAAGCGGCTTTTTCAAGATTGATGTTGATGTGTATTTTGCCAACAACAGAAAGGACTTGGATGGCAGCTTCAAAATATTGCTTGACTGCCTTCAATCATGCAAGGCGATAATTAATGACCGCCAGTGCGTAGAAATACATGCACGAAAGCTGATTGATAAGCTTAATCCAAGGATAGAATTTATAATTGAGGAAGTTGAATTATAATACTAAACTCTTATGGAAGAAAACGAATTAAACGAATGGCATAAGTTGTCAGAACAGATTATTGACTTCGTTGTCAATTGCAGCGATGATGTCAAACCATATATCATTGGGCAATTGGAAACCTTAACAGAACACCTAAAAGATTAAGCAATGACAAAGGATAGTTTTATCATATATAAATCTTTCTACAAACCTATATCAAGATTATCAGACAAACAACTTGGGCGATTATTTCGTGCAATTTTCAAGTATCAACTTGGCGAGGAGGTTACGGTAGAGGAGGACATTGATATGGCATTGGGTTTTTTCATCAATCAATTTGAGATAGACGAAACTAAATATCATGGCATTGTCGAGAGAAACCGAAACAACGGGCGTAAAGGTGGTGCTCCTATAGGGAATTGCAATGCCAAATCAAAACAACCCAAACAACCCAGTGGGTTAAACTCAACCCAAACAACCCAAAACAAGCTTAATGAAAATGATAATGAAAATGATATAGATAAAGAATCTCCTGACGGAGATAAGAAAACAATTCCCAAAAACAAGGAGGTTGATTTGTCTTTTGTTTCGGAAGATTTTAAGGGCATATTCAAGGAATGGCTTGAATACAAGAGAGAAAGAAAAGAAAACTATAAATCGGAAAAATCCCTAAAAATGTGCTACAACCGATTGCTAACATTGAGTGGAAATGATTGCAATAAAGCAAGGCTTGTGGTTGAGCAGTCGATTGCAAGTAATTATGCGGGATTATTTGAATTAAAAAATTATGGAGCAAGACAAAATACAGACATCTACGAGCAGAAGCGAATTGATTCTGAGCGGAGAAAATCTAGACTCATGGCTGAGTTTGCAGAAGCGGATGCAAAATTCCTTGCAGAACAAGAAGCTAAACGAAAAGCAGTTGGCTCTACTGGAGAAATACCCAACACCATCCCGGATGGCGGTTGATTACAATCCTGATTTGCAAGGCAAGCTGGCAAAATCAAATCTTACACTTGCGGATATTGCTTTGAATGATAATATACCTTCGCTTGCAAACATCCGTTCTGTATACGGTGAAGACAACGCACTTAGGTGGCTGAAAGTACAGTTTGACAGCCTTAACGATTACGCCGAGCAGGGAAAGGGTATAACCGACACACAACTGGATGAACTTTGTATTCTTGTCCTAGGTGAATACTATTGGATGAATTTGGCTGAAATATGCAACTTTATATCCAGATTCAAATTAGGGAAATATGGGCAATTTTATGGAGCTATTGGTCCGATGAAGATTTCATGCTCTCTTCTGGAGTATGTTAAGGAACGTAGGATTGACATTGATCGGCATGAGCGTGAACAATACAGAATCCAACGTGAAAAAGAAATAGAAGAGCGTGGAAATAACAGAATCTCTTATGCTGAATATCAAGAGTTGAAACGCCGGGCTGAATCCGGAGATGAGGAAGCCAGAAAAATGCTGATGTCACCATAAGTATGGCAAAAAAAGTCAAATCGGAAATTGTATATGTCAAATGCCGGAACTGCAAGAATGCTTCGAACTTCGGGGACAATTCTGCGTATTGTAAGGCTAAAGGACATAGAGTGTGTGCCTGTGACAGATATGGGCAAATATGCAATAGTTTTCAAAAAAAAGAATTATAACGAAATAGGAGAAAATTATGAATATCGAGATGCAGACAAAGATACGTGAATGGGAAGCGGAACGCGACAGAAACCTGCGCATACACTGTCCTCTTGTAGCTGCCAAATTCCAAAGATGGATTGACAGAGCGAAAAAAGAGGACGGAAACAAGAATACAAACAACAAGAAAGGGGGCAATCCATGAGAAATAAGCTAACCGTAAACGACCTCCCCGCGGATGTGGTGGAACGGATGAAAAAGATGATCAATGAGGACAGGCAGATGCTGAAGCTGAGGGAAAGGCACGCTTCCTTTCTCAGGTCACACCGCTATATGGAGGCAATGAAACTCAAACAGATTATGGACGGTATAGAAACACGTGTCATAAACCAATACCTTTCCGAATATGAGGGGATGTCGGAATCCATGGATAATTTCATGCGTGAAATGTCGGAAGAGGACAGGGAAGAGATAAACGTCCTTACCAACAGTATCATCATGCTGTGCGATATGGTTGAGACCTTTACGATGGACTGTAACGAGATTTTAAAAAAATATCATCCTGATTACCGTATAGAGATGTTTGACAAGGTTTCCGAATGCGGGAAAGCCGCCAAAGCTCAGGTGGACTTCATGTCAAAAAGCACGGATATGATTTACCAGTGTGCCTTTGCCGAGGATGCGGACAAAATAACAGAGATGGTGAGGAACAAGGTCAAGTCTTTCATCAGAAGGCTGAAACGGAAGAAAAAGGCGGAATATGAGAACTGCTGACGGTTATCCTGTGGTATGTTACGGCGCAAAAGGGAAATACGGTATACATCGCATCTGCCGCCGTTGTGCCATATACCGTAAATACGATTCGATTCCCGAAAAGCCATGCTACAGGCTTCATGGAATACATCTGTTGGGCAAAAGGGAATGCCCGATCTTTGAACAAAAAATTATCGAAATATCAAAATAACGAAAAATAAACAATATCATGGAACAGAAAATAAAGGCTTATAAAGCATTTGATAAGGATTTATCTTGTAGAGGGTTTAAGTATGAAGTAGGTAAGGAGTATGAAGAAACAGGCGACATAAAGGCATGTGAAAAAGGTTTTCATGCATGTCCTTACCCTCTGGATGTTTTTGGTTACTATACGCCAGCCGGGTCAAGGTTTTGTGAGGTTGAACAGAGCGGTAAAATAGACGATTCAGAAAGTGACAAGGTTTGCTCTTCAAAAATTAGAATAGGTGCTGAGCTTGATATAAGGGGGCTTGTGAAAGCAGCTGTATCTTATGTCAAGGAACGGTGTACTAACGAGTGTAATGCGGAACCGGGAAAACCTGCTACGGCTGGTAATAGTGGTGCTGCCACGGCTGGTAATAGTGGTGCTGCCACGGCTGGTAATAGTGGTGCTGCCACGGCTGGTGATAGTGGTGCTGCCACGGCTGGTAATTATGGTGCTGCCACGGCTGGTAATTGTGGTGCTGCCACGGCTGGTAATTGTGGTGCTGCCACGGCTGGTAATTGTGGTGCTGCCACGGCTGGTGATTGTGGTGCTGCCACGGCAAGAGGAAAGGCTTCAACCGGATCAAATGGTTTGTCAGTGGCAAGAGGTAACAATGTTCAGGTAAAAGGCGGAATAGGTGCAATTTTGGTCATAGCTGAGGAAAAGGAAGATACGTATGATATTGTTGATTGGAAGGCTGTAGTAGTTGATGGTGAGGTTGTCAAGGCTGATACATGGTATAGACTGGAAAACGGTGAATTAGTGGAGGTTGATTAACAGTTGGCTGATAATACAATTAGAATTTAATTGCGAATAATTACCATTTACCTGACATCAGGAAAATGGCTCAAAACTGAATAGAAATGAAAAAGACTTTTAAACAATGGGCTAAACAGGATAAAGATTTGAATGTTTTTTTGTGCCCAGGTGATTATATTGACGAAAGGTTATACAACTACATAGCGGATATCATACCTCCTGCATATTGCTCAAGAGACCTTATGCAAGGATGCGATGCCATTAAAAATGAAGGCGATGTATTATATTACATCACAGTGTACAGAACCGATGATAATCAGTACTTATATCTCGGTGTTTTACCAGAATTTAAACAGTAATTTAAACTGATCAGATATGAGTGAATTATATATACCGCCTGAGCGATTTGAGAGAGACTTTATTACCGGACGATTTTTAAAAGGTTGTGTTTCTCACAACAAGGGGCGTAAAATGGTTTATCATTCAAAGCGTTCCAAGGCCAGAAGTATAAAAAATCTGTCTAAAGGACGTGGGGCTTGGCATAAGACTGGTGCAGGCATGAATAAAAAGAGCGTTGTTTTGATAAAGGATGAGAAATTATGTGGAGTATTCCCTTCGATACAAATGGCTGGTAAGATGATTGGCGTGGCTCCTTCTCTGATCAGTGCTATATGTATGCTTTGGATAGTAAGATAAAAGAATTACAAAAAGAGTTTGACGAATTATGAAAAAAGATATGAAACAAACAGTAGAAGAAGCGGCAAAAGAATATTGGGATAGTTGGCTTAAAAACAATCCTAATGCTGATAAAACAAGAATTGTGAGTTTGGGATTTGCTTTCAAAGCTGGCGCACAATGGCAATCCAAGCAATCTCCTTGGATAAGCGTTAATGAACGGTTGCCGGAAGAGTTAGAAAGTGTTTTGGTTGGGACTAATTACGAGGGCAGATATTATTACGAAGTAGCTTTTGTAATGAACGGGAAGTGGGTATGCCATAATAGTAAACCCATCTATTGGATGCCTATCCCCTCTTTCGATGAGATACTCGAAGCCAACAGGGATGTACTGAAACGGATTAAAGAGAAAGGAGATTAATATGGAAGTAAAGAACGGAATAATAATAGATGGGGTGCTGCATGAATCATCAGAAGGATTTTGTAATGAATGTTCCTTATGCCAGGAATGCTCTAATCTTTTAGACGATAACTATTGTGCCTTACTCGATTTGGGAATAGGTCAGTGCTTTGTCAGTCGTGGCAAAATAACAGAGATTAAAATGGAGGAGGAAAAGAAATGAAACAGGTATTGTCAGTTGGACAGATAAAACATTTACAGAAGATTGGAATTGAATTAAGAAATACAAGTATGCTTTTGTGGCATCCACAAATACTTGATGGAATACCTAATTCAGTTTGGGATTTATCGTTTTGGAGTGAAAGCCTATTTAGTGAAGATAATGTGTACCCTGCTTACACCTTGCAGGACATTCTCGATAAGCTGCCTTGCTTCATCGGCAATCAAGTTTTGACCATGCAAAAACTTGCAGATAGCTATACGTGCTTGTATATGGAACCTTATTCTAGGTCAATAATAAAGATTACAGAGAGTAAAGAGCCTATTGATGCAGCCTACGAAATGCTGTGCTGGTGCATCGAAAACGGATATGTTAAAGTTGGGAAGGAGGAATAATTATGGGATTCACAACACCGTGCTTTATAAGAAAGAATACCGAAGCACTTAGAAAAAAGCTAGAAGAGATTGGATATAAAATGCTTTCCTCAATAGAATACGACAATCTCGAATGTAGCGATAATTGGGTTAATGATATAAAATCGCTCAACGACTGTAATGGTATTGATTGCGGAACGAATGAAGAACTATTCCTGGCTATCGCTGCATTGAGGGATGATAGTAACTACATGCAGTGGTTTATAACAGATTCCATTCTTAGCGTTTCTTATGACGATTCTATTGGTAACGATCATTATTTCACAGAGCCAAAAGGCATTATGTTCTTTTGGGATGAAAATTGGGATAATGCAACCATTATTTCAGGACGTTATCACAAGGCTACTGTAGACGAACTGATTGAACACTTTAAAACAAAGGAGGAACAATGAAAGCAAGAATAAAATCAACTGGAGAAATTGTAGAGATTAAGGATTTATATGATGATGGTACTGCATTGGTGGGAAACATGTATATCAAGGTGTCAGAACTTAATTTTTTTAGTGAAAACATTGATTGGGAACAACGTAGGTACGAATTGGCAAAAGACATTATTAAAATTGTTATAGCAAACGACTATGGTGTTAATTCTGATGTAGTCGCTAAATATTCGCTTAATTGCGCTGATGCCCTAATTAAAAGATTAAAGGAGAATAATTATGAATAGCGTACAGACACAAACACTTTCCATTAACGGAGATGGAGGTGGTGAGGCATATATTGATTTTTGCGATGGCCAATTATGTGTTTCAGTTGTCATAGAAGGGAAACAGGCAGATTTTCACTTTGAGCCTGTTACGTTAAAGATGTTTGCCCATGCTTATAAATTACATTGTGAAGAATGTGAAAAGAAGAAAGGAGAATAACTATGAAAGTATTAAGAAATGAAACTCCTGTCGCTCGTAAAGAGCACAGGTGCAATTTTTGCGGTGGAGTAATTTCCGTTGGAGAAAAATACAACAGACAGACCAATGTTTATGACGGTTGTGTTTATGACTGGGTATCCCACTGTGAATGTTCCAAGTTAGCCTGTGAACTTGATATGTTTGATGATTGCGATGAAGGACTTGACGATGATGGATTTATTGATAGACTTAATCAGTATGTTTACGACAATCATTATGACGATAAAATAGATGATATTGCGAAGGATTGGCAATTACCACGTTATGAATTGGTAAAGAAAGTGTTGAATGAATTAAACAAGAAATAGTTATGACCGAAGAACTTGTAACATTAGAAACAGCAAAGTTGCTGAAAGAGAAAGGGTTTAATGAACCATGTATGATTGCTATGAATATTGAAGATGGTAGACAATATGGTACTAATAGAACAAATAGCGAGTTACCAATAAAAGTATGTTCCCATCCTACTCAATCCATTGCCCAAAAGTGGCTTCGTGAAACCAAAAATATTCATATATGTGTATATAACTGTGCCTGTGGTTATGGATACGAAATATCTAAAGCTGACAATGGAACTCATATAATCAGTTCTGCTTATAAAGGAACAAATGATGGAGAGGAATGGGATAGCTACGAGGAAGCACTTGAAGCAGGTTTACAGGAAGCATTAAAACTTATATGATTATGGAAATAGCAGAATCAATATTTAAATTCATCCTTGCCTCATTAAACGTTTGTGCTCTGGCATTTACTTTAATTTTGGTAAGCAAGTGGCATATACGCATGGAGAATAAGCTGGATGAAATAGAAAGATATGTCCGCCATGTGTCAGATCGTAACGATATTGTTTACATTAACCAGCTTTCAGAATTGCAAAGACTGTTGATAAAAGAGGAACGGTATGAGGAAGCTGACAAGATTGGGAAAATAATCAAGGACGAAGAAATTAAATTAGGAATAAGGGAATGAGTAATATTAATTTGAACGAACTACGGGATCGTGCTTATAAGACCGCCTGTGAGCACGGTTTCCATGATAAAGAATTGAGTAACGAACACTGCCTTTGCCTTATCGTTGGAGAGCTTATGGAAGCGGTAGAAGCGGATCGGAAAGGGAAACGTGCCGACAGAGAATCTTTCAAGTCTTCCTATGAGAATGAAGAGCCGCATTACAATGCCGATTTCAAGTATAGTTTTGAAAAATATATCAAAGACTGTGTGGGGGACGAGCTTGCTGATGCATGCATACGCCTGTTTGACTTGTGTGGGCTTCGTAAGATAGACATTAATGGTTTTACAGAGGAAATGATATACGAGGCAACGGAAAGCTGCAACGGGGAAACATTCACTGAAAGCATATACGCCATATCCACATTGCCAATTCGTTATTTTTATGAATATAATTATTCTTTTGAAAGTCAGATAGGTCATATGTTATTATCAATCATCGGGCTTGCCAAGCATATGAACATAGACCTTATATGGCATGTGGAGCAGAAGATGAGATACAATGAACTAAGACCTATGTTTAATGGAAAAAGATATTGATTATGCCACTGTTTATTTGTAGCAAATGTGGTTGTGTTGAGAATACAGCCACATCGGATTATTGGCCTGTTGTACATAAAATCTTTCCCATAGAGTATGATGCAAATATAAAGGAGTTTGAAGGAAAACCGTTGTGCTCGGAGTGTGGAAGATTGATATTTGACAGTAAAGGGGAAAATCCGCGTATGATACCGGGGAAGTGGCATGGAAAATTTCCCAAAAGACAAGCCACTGATGCTGAAAAGAGAATGGTAGATAGAAATGGCAGGTTTTAAAAAGAGAAAGGGATGCCTGCAACATCCCTTGAAAGGAAGCATTACGCAATTTTCTTGTCATCTACCAAGAAAGAAAAGTATTTTCCATGTTTAGGATAAATACGTTTGCCGTTCTTTACGATATATCGACAGAAAACACGAGTTTTGCCGCTTTCATCTTGCATTTGATTTTTCACACTAACACCTCCTTTCCGTTTTGCCTGCCAAGCTGCAAGACCAGCAAGCTGATAATCTGTTATACCCTGTCAAGCATAACAGAAAAAAAGCCCAAAGCTTGCAGGACAATGGGCTTAATTCTTTCTCAAGGAAATGAATAAGATTTTGCGAATGACAGTTCGCTGGATTGGAGGTGTTAGTTTCCAAATCAAATGCGATGCAAATATAGTTTGTATTGTAATAACAATGAAAACAATTAACTATTTTAATAACAATGTTAATAATTAGAACAATTATGAAGAATATTACCACTCTTGTGGTAATAGCCACAGTATTTGGGTGTAGCCACCCTATCGAAGATAAAGAATACCCAAAGATATACTATACTAGGCATAGCAGCATAACCTATCTTAATGACAGTATAGTAGTTGTCAGCACTCATGTAAGTGGGCTTGATAATTACGAAACAAAGATTATTAATTTAAAAAAGAAATAACTGAATTATGAAGAATAAAATAATATCCGGCATTATAGCTGCACTGTCTTTACCCGTATATTTTTCTCTACTTTGGGCTATTGATCAGTTCTTGTTAGTTAGAATTGTCTTAGTATTTGTAATGATAGCATGTATGATTGTATCGGTGTACAAGCTATCCAAACTTATTCTTGACGAACATTTTAAAAAACATGATAAGCGATGAAAACAATATTACTTACAATTATATGTATTATCGCCCTATTATGGGTTGGAGATCTCACAATTACATTTAAGCCGTTTTCCATCTCGTTGCCCGGTTGGTATAAGCCTGTAGGTATCCTTCTATTTTTTCTGTCAATGGCAGTATATACCACAGGGGAATATACTAAAGGCTATAAACAGGGTTTCGATGATGGGATAAAGGAATGTGTTGAAATACTTAAAAAGAAATGAATATAAATGTTAACTACTTCTAAACTAAAAATTTAGGGATTCAAATGCGAGCCCTTATAACTACTGGGAAAGCCACAATATTTTACCCAATCTTATGGCTTTTCCAGAGTCCTTTAACTTGTTTGAAATTACAGTTTGTGGATAATTGACAATCAATCTTCTGTTTTCAGAAAAACATTCTTCAATTCGTCTTTCCTTAAAGAGCCGTATCTTATAGCACGGTCAATACGTTTTCGAGCATTTCCGTCTTTAGCCTTTATAGTATTCTTAGAATTATCCTTAGATATAATTAGTTTGACCAGCTCATTCAGAGGAATAGGGGATGTCGTATCTCTATCCCAAATAGAAGTGAAAAAATCTTTTGCAGGTTTTCCCATAAGTAATTTCTTTTCCGTTTCATCACCAACTTTTTCAAAATGAAGGTAAGGCTCCGAAATAATATTGAAGTAGGGCAGGAGCGACTTCTCATCCGGTTCACTCACCATGCGAGTTTTTAGTAGTTTTAGATAGCGTCCTCCATTCCTTGTACGTCCTATGGCAAATACCCCGTCTGCAAAGTTAGACAATATCTTACTTCCTGCCATATTGGTTTTAGACAAGGGCTTCCATTCCTCAATCTTAGGCGTATGTGCTATCACCATGATACTGATTTTTAGCTCACGCTTCAATCTAGTGAGACCGTCCATAATAACTCCGGCATACTCTGCTTCCGCTGTCTGGGTGGATAGATATGAAAGATTGTCTAGTATCATAATCTTTGCTTTCGTGTCAAGCAATTTATCCTTTATCCCTTCAATTACGTTCATGCTGAACTCTTCGCTATCCACGTTATCAGATATGGTGCATCTGACAAGATTTTTAGGGAACTTGGCATTTTTATACCGTCTTGCAAGCTGCCTGTCCGAAAGCTCAAAATCGAAGTACAACACGGCTTGCGGTGGCATCTCCACTTCTGTACATTCGCTCTTCCCTTTAGCAATCTCGTAGGCTATCTGTGTGGCAAGAATAGACTTACCAATACCACTGTCAGCGAACAAGAAAACAAGCTCGTTCTCCCACCAAAAATCACCCCACAACCTATGGATAGGCGGTTTTTTCTTCCCATTCTCAATGACTGACTGCATATCGGAAGAGCTGAACAATGGTATTTGTTCAACCATATCGCCATCGTCAGGAATTGCAGAAGCGTTGTTCTCGAACCGTTCTATGTCGGATTGTATCTGTTCTTCTTCGGTCATACCTTATTACTAATTTATGATTACACACTCCCGTATTTGAACGAAGCAAAGCAATCTAATTCATCATAAACGAAAAAGCCAAGCCCGTCAAGAGTTTCCTTATCTTCGTCAGAAACTATACTTGGGTCAATATCAACGTAAAGTATATCGTGTTCGCAATATGTCGGGTACATTTTGTTCTCGTACTTCAAGAATATCTGCAATGCCTTAATTAAATCTTCCATACTATATTCTTTTTAGCAGGTAGCGCAGTTTCCCACGCTGTCGTTTCTGTTCCTACACTTGGCAGGTCAGATGTTATTATTAGTCCATTCGCTTTTAGTTATACATTTCAACTGCTTGAATGTACCTGTAATCTTATTCTCACCATAAGAATACACGTAGCACGCACCATCACCAGTAATATTCACAGCAGAATTACCTCCAACATACAGCTTGCACACATTCCCTTTTGAAATATGGAACTCAACCTTTGAAGCAAGCACCGTAGTAAGCGTGCAATCCTGCTCTATTTGCCCGTTAAAGTCCACATACAGGCACGAAGTATATCCGTCCTTGCTCCGCTTCCATTTGCCATTAATATAGTCAGAAAACGTCCGTTTCATATACTGAATATCCATACCGAACCCAAAGCTATGAGCATCTGTCAACAGCTCTACACCGTTTGAATCCAAAGCTATATCCATTAACGCTTCCTTACTTGTCGCTGCGTCCCATTTATTCTTATACCCAGTGCAAAGACCGAGCATCATGGCATTACGTTTAAAAGAAAGCAAATCATTCATACAATAGGAAATTTTTTTAGTTCAATTTCTATAAGCTCTTTTATCATCATTACGGCATTGTCTGAATCAGGAATGCTTTTATAAGTCTTTACAGACCGTATAATGTTCCTGCTGCTAATTTTTGAGTGTTTGGCAATATTACCATATGAGATTCCGAACCTGTTATGCAATACGGCAAAAACTGCACCCCTCGCAATTCTTCCTGTAAGAATAATGTTTGTCCTTCCTTCATAGATAGTTGAAGGATATACAGGGCTCTGGTTGCAGAATACTTTATTTACGCAATCGCACACGATACGCTCAATCTTTCTTATAACGTCCGATTTTAAGCAATCTTTTTCTTCTGACATACTTCTCTATGATTTTCTTTTGGTCTTCATTAAGTATTTCTCCGCATACATACATATTCCCTATAACGCTCTTACTAAAATATGTCTGCTTACTGCTTTTCTTTATTCCAAGACCGCAATCAACTCCTTTATTAACAGCAGGAATAAGTATATGGGTATTCATACATCCCTTTATCGGAATCGCATTAATTTCAAATCTAAGATATCCTCTTCTTATCCGTATCCCACCAGTTTCCCAATCCGGCAAGAATACCCCCTTAGTGACCTCTCCGGTTTCTTTGTCCTTGAAAGAAACCCATTTTGCACCGGGATGGTTCCCAATATTGATATAGATACGGTAGATATTATCGGGGCTATACCTGTCCTTTCTCGGTTTCAGTTCCATTGTCAAACATCTCCTTCGTTTCTTCTGCCATGATAGCCTTCTGTTCAAATTCCGCATTAGTTTTCAAATCCTCTTCAGGCGGCGTAGTGTTCATAGCCTTATCCAAATCCTTCATCTGACCTTCCATCCACTTCATGTAGTTTTCAGCCTCTTTCTGCGCTTCATTTATGTCAGTAAACACGGTCATAGGCTTCACAAGGTTCGCTTCTGTAAGCACCTTCATACCGTCCAAGAACTCCTTGTTGGTGGAAGTAGTTTCCCCGAACATTTCATTCTCCTTGCCTTTGATTGACTTCTTGAAGTCCACCATGTACTTCAACCAAGCATACAGGGATGTTTCATGTGCCACACCGTCCAATCCTACTGCGTATGGAGTAGTGAACACCCGGAATCCTGTGTAGTTCTTAAAACAGGCATATCCTTTCGTGATTACAATCTCAAACGAGCCGAAGCTTTCTCTCTCCAACACATCACTTTCTTTGATGATGAACTCAAATCCTTGTTGTTTCTTGTTCTTTGCCATACCTTATTCCTCCGTTTTTGCCTTTCTACCTCTCTTCGGTCTGAACGCTGTCTTAGCATCCTCGACCTCAATAATACACTCTCCTTCGCCCTCAACCGTTGCTACGGCTTCATTCTCCTTCAACACTTCCTCAACAACCGGATTAGCCGCTTCCTCCGCTTCATCCACAACAGACCTCCCGAATCTCGGCTTCTCCTGGTTCATGTTCAGCTTCTGCATATCCATCGCGTACTGCAACTGGTACACCTTGAACTTCTCATCGTCCGAATCAATGATTTCATCCGCATAACCGGGATAGTGCATGGCGATAGTTCGTCTGTTTGCTTTCATAGCTATTCCCAACGCTTCCTCATCCACGTACATATACGGATGGATGGAGATAAGACCGTCAATGGGAGAAAGCCGTCCGAATGTCTTCTTGTACTGGATAAGTCCGTCTGCCCTCTGCTCCACAATGGCGTAGGCATTCATAAGGTTCTTCTTCTTGATAAGGGCGATAGCCAATATCCAAGTAAGCCCCAGTTCGGGATTGAACTTCTTGGGCAAATCCTTGCACTTCGCAAAGGATAATGCTTCTGATAAGGTTCCTGTTTCTAAAAACATATCATATAAATTATATAATTATTAAACCAATTAAAATGGGAATACCTAATATTATAGACGTGGAGACAATAACAATCCATCCCCAAAACCATAAATCAGAATATTTACAATCTTCAAAATTGAATTTATTATAAATATATGCAAGCATAAGCAATAATACTCCTATTACGGTGAGAAACACCCAGCTAAAAACGAATGGATATATTGAATTAAACCCTCTAATTGGTAATAAGATAGGTATATAATGATTCATTGCTGTTCTTTTTTATTCGTTTTTACATATCCGTTCTCAATACACCAGCACAGCAAATTATAGACTTCAACAAGAATATCTTCATGCCCTCCAAAACAAACCTCATAATCATGCTCATCATTCATATCAGTATAGGAATATCCTGCATAATCTTTCCCTAGCTCAAGACATGCCTTACCTAATGGATAACGCGCATATTTACATGGAACGTCTTCAGGTAACATATTGATAATGTCCTGCAAGGTGAATGCAGGAACAATATCAATATATGATAATATTTTATTAGCTTCCATACATTGCATGGAAAGGTAATAATCACCATCATAAAGAAAAGGGTATTTGGGCATGGGAACGTCCTCTTTTGAATTTATCCACCTCATGCTCGCATTGCTTGTGCCAACACCCAAATCTTTCAGATGCCGCATCCGCTCGATAGAAAGTGTCTGATTCTTCATAATCCAAATTTATTCGTTAGGAAAAGTTTCGTCATATCCGAAGGAATGCCCGTACACGTTCTTGAACGTAAACGTCACCTCCTTGTATTTCTGCCCGTACACCGTGTCACTTTTAGGTTCTGTAGCTCCCGAAAGATACATCAATACTTTCCGCTTCCTCGCCGTGTCACGGTAGGCAATCTTGGAGCCAGTAATGAAAGCCATAAAGTCACGGTAAGACTTATCATTCTTGGTATCATCCTCCAAGAATATCAATGTCAGCTTTATAGTTGTCTGCTTGTGTGCCGGTGTGCTGGAAACATACACCTCAGCCTTGCTTGTTTCGGCAAAATCCTCTGCATACATATTTGTAGGCTCTCCATACGAATTAAGGCCTGTACATTCTTTGTACCGCAATCCGGGGAAATCCGTTTCCAAGTCTTTCCAAACGGCACCAAGCTCACCGTAACGCATCATATAAAACTTATAGTCACTCATATTATAATATAATAATACACGCAAATATAATTAATTAAATTCATATATTAAAGCTTTACTTTAATATTTATCACTATGATATATTTAAATCCGTTTCAATATTAAGTTTTTAATCTTAAAAGTAAAAGCATATTTGAAATATTGATATCTGTACTTTGTATTGCATAGTACTACATCATTGCATATTAGACATACCCTATATAAATAAAGGAAAAATGTCTAATCCAAAATACATAGAAAGAAAGTAACATAAAGAAAGAGTGAGCACAGCGAACACCTCACTCCCTTTGATTATTTAAATAAACAAAGGGGAATAAAAGCAATCTGCATAGGAAAGCATCAACGTAAAACATGAATATTGATATAATGATGAATAATATTATTTTACATAATAAATTATGTTGTAGATGCGAAATATTGCAACATTGCAAGACGCGAAAATTCAGAAAAAAATTTAAAAAAAAACGGGAGAGGACGGTTGTCGTCGGCTGGCTGGCTGATCAGGGGGCGGGGTATGCTTACAACGGCTTTTAACGCTCGTTTGATTCGTTGCTGACGGCTTTAATAAGGGCGATATAAGGCAGAGTGGTAAGTACGGCACATTGTGAGAATCAAAATAAAACGTTTCTATATCGCATAATATCAAGTGATAAGTGTATGCTATAAACTCTATTTATATGTGAAAATTCAACACAAAAAAGTGCAATTTTCTTTGTTTATATGATAATAATTTTGTAATTTTACAGTGTTGAAAGATGAGAGATACGACACTACGATATAGGTAGTAGATCCATTGATTAGGCAAGCGTGATACATGATATATTGACAAATGGAATAAAAAGAGAGTCTTAATATTCCAGTATTAAGACTCTCAAAGGATCAAAATACTAAAGTATCTATCCCTATCACACGGGGCAAAGGTACTTTTCTATTTTGATTCTTGCAAATATTCTTCCATTTATTTTTTTGGTTTGCTGATATTACGATAGCATCCAGCTATTGAGTGTATAGTCTGTATCTGGTATTAGTAGGCTATTAATCACGCTATAAGGTTGAATTATTAACAATTTAAATATAGCATTATGAAAGCAATGAACTTCTACACTGCAAACGGTTGGGCTGGTTCGAACTATGACAGCAAGTTAAGTACTAAGGAAATCGCCGCAAAGGTTAGATCTTATGCAAAGAAGAATTTCCCGGACTTTAAATTCTCTGTTCGTTCTGAATGGAGCATGTACACTGATTCAATGTATATCGAATTAAAATCCGGTCCTTGTGTTCCTTTTGTTGAAGGTTCAAGAAGCGCGGAACGTGGTTATATGTCCACAATGTCCAGCGTGAAGGCATGGGAAGACGAGTTAACACCAAAAGTGTTTGCAGCTCTAAATGCTGTATCAAATTACGCTAGTTCTTTCCGTTATAATGATTCGGACGGCATGCAAGACTATTTTGATACTAATTTTTACATCCATATAGAAGTAAGCGATGAATATAAGGTTATAGAGCCGAAAGCGAAGAAAAGCAGCATTAAGACTGAAAAGGCTGAGGAAGCCAAAGAAATGGAAGCTGTGACGGCTGAAGGTCTGGAAATCGTGGACTACTCCGAAAAAGCTATCGCGGTGTTTGGCGATACGAAGGCGATCAAAGAGCAATTAAAGGAATTAGGCGGACGCTTTAACCCGTCTTTAAACTACAACGGTGAAAAGCGTGCCGGATGGATATTCAGCAAGAAGCAAACGGACAAGGTGCGGGAATTGCTCGCACCTGCAAAGAGCGAAAAAGAAGCGGACGAAAACACTGACGAAGCGTTACCGCTTGAAAATATCCATTTAACCGAAACGGACAACTTTAACGGTGTGCGCTATTACAACATTGAAGGGGCTGGAATCATAACCAGCGCGAAAGTACGTGCAGACATACAACCGGGCGATGTTTTCAACGTATATACAGCGGAGGAACGCAAATACGGCGTAACCTATGACGGTGTAAGCGTGGAAAGTAGTTTAAAAAACGATTTACCCGGTATAATTGAGTTTAACGACAAAATAGAATCGGGCACGCTTAGCGTTTCATCACATTATACCCCTCTTGCTGAAGGAGTGGAATTTTATGAGAAGAAAGTAAAAGGAAAGCGTTACACCGTCAAGGATAAGCCGTTAACACTTGGATATTACGGCATATTAGACAATCTGGACAACTGTATAATAGAATGCTATCCGACTAAGGAAGAAGCCGAAAAAGAAACGGAAATACTTAACGGGTTTACGGATGGTAACGGACGATTAAAGACGGTCATTTAATTAGCTGAATATGGTTTTGTTGGTTTTGTTATTCGGTGCTGTGATATTCATTTCCGGCACCGACAGGGATAAGCTACGCGAATTTATAAACAAAAGTGATGAATCAGATAAATTTTAAGGATATGGAAGCAAAACACACTTTTCAAATAGAATCAACCGTAATAGATGCCACAATTTCAGAAGTTGAGAAAGTAGTACCAATTTGGGCAAAGAATAAAGGCAAGAGTTTAACCGTACTAATTTTCACGGGTAACAAGTGGCAATTATACAAGGTTTTCAAGGCTTAATAACTGCATCATCCCGGCACTGTGTGGATAGGCGGATTGACACCGCCACCGGGAACAAACTAACTTAAAAACGAAAAAATATGAATATTATTACAAATAAGGCAAAAGCTCCTGCAAAGCTACGTTATAGGGTGAGCAATAACAGCGGATCAATAAATAAGGAGTTTGGCAAAAACCAACAGGCGGCTTATGATTTTGCAAACGAAATGAAAGAAACGGCAATCATACGCGGATATTTTGTTTTTAAATCTAGAGGGCAATGGCAAACAAATACGGTATTCATTGATCATGTGTTTAGATAACCACTATTCCGGCGTGGATGGCAACAAGCGGAGAGACACCGCCGCCGGGAACTATTTATTAACTTAAAAATAAAAAGACATGGAAAGTACATTCAAGTTGTTAGCTACTGACAGACAGGCGCAAATACTATTCAACAACTATTGCGTTAAACTGATGGAGTTCAAAGGGGATAAAGAAAGTTATCCAGAAATGAATATAAATAATGAAATAGTTCACCCGTGGCGTGTTACATTACGGCATAAAGAAGAATTAGGCAAACTTCGTGGGGTGTATTCATTTGAAAAACTTGTAAGTATCATTTAATTTAAAAATAATCATGCAAACAATAAAAGCTAAAGCAATAGTTAAAGTTACGACCGATTTTGGATATTGGTGCCTGGCTGAAATACGAGGTTTAAAAGAAGGGACTGTTTTAGAAGGTATATACAACCCAGTAAATAAAGCATTTGATTTTTCCTGGAACGGACAAGACGCAATGCTTTGGATAGGTCAAAACGGCGAATTAATAACCGGATAAATTAAGGATATATTGCCACATGTTAGCATAGACGCACGTTGGGTTTTTTTGCCAACATATCATCTTATGACACCCCGGCAGTAATACGGCTGCCGGGATTGTGGAAAAAGGATATTAAAAACGAACATTTAAATAAAGGAGGAAATAACATGTTCATGATTTGCATTATGATTTGGTTAGCTGTTGGAGTAGGTAAGGAGCTGACTGGAAACAACGGTTTTTAAGCCGAATTATCCGCCAAAGGTTCAACGCCTTGCAAGTGGTGCAAGTTCCACGGGCGGAGCAAATTACTAACTTAAAAACAAAAGAATATGGGAACGAACAAACAACTAAGTATTAAGCAAATTATTTGCTCTAACATTATAGCAGCCGAAAAAGTTGCCGGGGATGTGTGTCAAGGTCTTGCCATCAAGCTGGCGAAAGCGTTTATATACGATAGCCGTGATATTGATGCCGATGAAATCTCATACATTAGCCAACAATGCGAAATTGCGCTTCAAAATATATCCGAATTAGGGCTTACAGAAGCCAAGAACAACGAAACGAATAATATAATAGCGAATTTAATCTAAGGAGGGCTAATTTATGGGAAAGATATATGCTTATCACCGCTTTTCAACGGACGAACAAGACGCGCAAAGCCAGAGAAATATAATAGCAAAGTATGCCGAATCAAAAGGGCTGCAAATTGATGAGATTATTTCCGATGAAGGGATAAGCGGAAGCGTTTCATACAAAAAAAGAAACCTATCCGAATTGTTATCAAAGACGAATAAAGGAGATACTATTATAGTGTCGGAAGTTTCACGCCTTACAAGAGGTGGAATTATCGAACTTAGCGATATGATAGCCGAATTTTTCGCCCCAAAGGGTTTGCGGTTAATCATATCAAATGTAAATCTTGATATTGATTGCTCGGACATGAATCCGCTTATAGAGCTGCAATTATCCATGATGGCAACTTTTGCTAAGATAGAACGGCTTAATATAAAGAACCGTACTAAAGCTGCATTGGAAGCAAGAAAGAAAAAGATAGCGGAAGAAGGCGGATTTTATTCTAAGTCCGGCAACTGGTGCACCTCTTTGGGCGGAACAACCACCGGACAGGCAAAAGGCGGTAAAGCGAACGGGGAAAAGAGAAGAAAGGAAGCGATGAACGATGAAAAGAATAATATGATAGCCGCCATGTTGGAAGGCTGCAATACTCCGCAAGACATTGACAAGGTAGTAGAACGGTTGAATGCAAGGGGCATCCGTACACACAGTGGCTTAGAATTTACCCGGAATCGCCTAACTGCCCTACGGACTAAGATTAATAGACGCACTGAATATATCCAAAGTATGCTTTAAAACATACTTTGTGAAACGAATTACTGATTTGTGAACGATATATCAAAAAGTTATGCTATTTTTGTCCCAAATAATTAAGAATAATATGACAAAATTTGACAAACAAAAGCTGACCGAAATTGTTTTGTATATTCTAAACAAGACAAAAGGATTGGATTATTATCACGTATTCAAAGTGATATATTTTGCAAATATTTCATATCTGGCAAAGTATGGCTTCCGCATGACTACTGATGAATTTTGTGCTTTGCCTGACGGTCCGGTTCCTTCTATTCTATATAACTGCATCAAGAACGATTGTTATTGCGACAAAGAACTTAAGGCCATGATAGACGGAAGCGTATCAAAGGGAGACTGTGATGCGTATTATATGCTGACTGCAAAAAGGGAGGCTGATTTGGATTACCTGTCAAAAGCCGATATTGAGGAAATCGACAGGTCAATAGAAAAAAACGCCTATTTGCCATATGGGGAGTTAAGAGAAAAATCACATGGAGAAGAATGGAACAGAGCTTATAGCAATTCAGGGAAAAAAGTAATGGACGTTTTAGGTATGGCAAAAGACGGAATGGCTACCAACGATATGTTGGATTATATTAAAGAAAATCTCTCCATAGAATCCGCATTATTATGACAAGCATAGGAGATCTTCTTGGTGACTTGGGGGACAAGCTCATACAAAACAATATAAAAGTTGGGGATGTTTATATGCTTACACTTGACGGTAGTAATGGCATAACCCCAAAAAACGGAGACAATACACGTGATAAATTTTTCGTAGTGCTTGGCTTTGATGAAAACGGAGACATAATAGGAGGTTTGGTAATAAATTCTAAAATAAACCGTAATCTCCCTGATATTCTGACTGATTATTATTTGCCCATAACGGTAAAACAGTGTCCATTCCTGTTATACGATTCATTTGTCAACTGTACCAATCTTATAAGAGCTAAAAGGGATAAATTCAACAGGAATACTTATAGAGGAAATATCAATAACAAAAGCGAATTGATGAAGCAGATTATTGAGACTGTAAAAGAAAGTCCTACTATAAGTAGAAAAATGCTAAAAGAATTTGGCGTTATCAAATAAGAATTTCCCCACCGAATTATTTTGGTGGGGATTTTTGTGTTATATAGCATATTCTTTTTCTTGACACGAAACTTAATTATTATATATTAGTTTATTAATTTTGCAGCGTTTTAATAAAAAGTTATATAATCATGAAGAAAATTTTGTTTTTACTGGCAATGTTGCCTATGTTGGTGTTTACCGCTTGTTCGGATGATGATGAAAACAGCTTGTCACTGGATAAGTCGGAAATTTCATTGTATTATGAGGATGAGATTAAGTTAACCGCTTCCGATAATGTTACATGGAGTTCAGAGGATGAGTTTGTGGCGAAGGTTAGTAGTAACGGTATTGTTGAAGGCGGTCATGTTGGAAAAACTTTTATTGTGGCTTCCAATGGTGCTGAAACTGTAAAGTGTGCCGTAGAAGTGAAACCGAAGTATAATACATTTGTTGAACCTGTGTTGGACTTTGGAGCAAGTAAGGCTGATATAAAGGCTAAGGAGAAAAGGGAACTTGTAACTGATAATGCTACGTCATTGGGATATAAGGATAGTAAGGATGGTGTTGCTATCATATACACATTCAAAAACGGTAAGATGAACGCTTGTGGATTTGGATTGCAATATAAATACACAGATGATATTATGGATTTTCTGTTGGAAAGATATGCTCCTGCTACAATGAATGATGATAAAGACATGTTTATTTTCGTAAACGGTATGTCTGGCAAGTGGGATATGATGGTTGCTCTTACGGTTCAGAGCGGAATGATACAAGTAATGTACGCACCAAAAGACGCTACATCTAAGAGTATTTCAAATGAAGTTCCTAATATAATGGAACATGCGAGAATGATATTGGAGTAATTGGAGTTAATAAAATTAATCTATAAAGCCACGGTAAACACTATCGTGGCTTTTTTATGTAAAAAACACACAGTAAAGTTTTGCCATATCAAAAATTATGCTTTACTTTGCAGTGCTAAACAATTATAAGAGTGGGCAACTCTTATGTAATCCGTAAGGGTTATTTTTATGCCCAATATAGACATAGGTATATCGTATTTTAGATATAGCACACGAACGGTGGGGTAACGGAAACGTCCCCGAAATTAATCTTATGATTGTTTAGCAGCCGTGACCGTGTGCTTTTTTATTTTATGCTAAACAATCAGAAATCGGATGCTTCTGCCATCCAAGTGTTCAATTCACCACAATTCGGTGAAATAAGAACAGCAGGAACGAGTGAAGAACCATTGTTCTGCCTTTCCGATGTATGTTCGGTATTAGGGCTTAGACAAGGTGATGTAAAACAAAGACTTGACGATGGGGTGGTTTCAACCCAACCCATAATAGACGCACTCGGAAGAGAACAACAAGCAAACTTTGTAAATGAGGACGGTTTGTATGATGTTATCCTTGATAGCAGAAAACCGCAAGCGAAAGCATTTCGTAAATGGGTAACTTCCGAAGTCCTCCCTGCAATCCGCAAGACAGGCGGCTACCTCGCCACTAAGCAGGACGACACTCCCGAAGAAATCATGGCACGTGCTCTAACCATCGCACAAGCTACCCTTGCCAAGAGAGAGGAACGGTTAAAGCAACTTGAAGCCCAAGCCGAACAACAGCAAGTCACCATTGAGATTCAGACAGAGGAAATCAAGAAATCCGCTCCCAAAGTCAGCTACTACGACACGCACCTGCAAAGCGTGAATACCCTTACATCCACGCAGGTAGCCAAGCAAATCGGAATGGATGCAGAAAAATTGAACAAGAAGCTGAAAGAGGCAGGACTGATATACAAGCAGTCGGGGCAATGGATGCTTCATAGTCCGTATTCGTCTTGGGGGCTTCATTCCACACGCACACAGACTTACACACGGTCTGACGGTGCTGTCGGTACAAGTACTTATACCGTTTGGACGGCAAAGGGAGTTCGCTTCATTATTGCGATGTCTGATAGCGGATGGAGCATAAAGAGAGCCATAAAGTATATTAAGGGAGAGATAGACCCTGCTGCATAAATCAAATTTATCATAGTGTATGATTATAGCACTTCATTGACATGGAGTGCATAACTTTCACACCCCAAAACGCAACATTGTTAATTTTTAGAATTATGGAAACAAATAACGAAAACAAGAAAGAATACGATTTTACTTCACTTACTAAGTATTTTAACGAGTGGCAATCACCCAAACAACTTGCGGATGATATAGCACGTGTGCTTTTCAATTATGCCACACTGATAGACTGTAATACCATAGATGAGTTCAAAAACGATGTGGTTACACTGCAATGTATCTACAAAGAAATAAAAAGGATATCCGAGAAATAGTATTGGATTATGAATATTGCCACATGTTAGTATAGACACACGTTGAGGTTTCGACCAACGTTCAAATCAAAAGGCACTTTACTTATTGCAAGTGGAGTGCCTTTCATTACAGGCACAACGATATCACCCTTGCCAACACGACAAGAGGTATCAGCCTGTATATCCACCTCTCTATACGTTCCATCGCATCACAGCAAGCAAACGGCAAAAATACCAGTGAGGCACATCATCAGCCTGTTCAAGCAATATGT